AGAAGAGAAATTTTGCATCATGGTTTGTTAGTAGATGTATAAAATTACTTCCAAACCAATATACAACAATTATCTCTTACACAGATACTACTTTCAATCATAATGGAACAGTCTATAAAGCATGTGGGTTTAAATATGACCATGATGTGCCTGCTGACTATTGGTATGTTGATAAAGATGGTTGGGTGATGCATAAGAAGTCGCTATATGATCATGCTAGGAAAATGCAAATTAGTGAAAATGATTATGCTGATAAGAATGGTTATAAGAAGATATTTGGTAACAAGAAATTAAGATTTATTTTTAAAAGAATAATAAAGTGATTAAATACAAACATACGGTATGGCCATATTAGGACCAGCAGATCTTCCGGTTGTTCTCAAGGTTTCATCAAACCAACTTAAATTTCACGCCATTTCGCAGCTTGGCCATCCCGTATGTTTAATTGAAATTGGCGAGGCCCAAATGGAGCAAATTTTGAGATCAACGGGGGACTGGATATCACAATATTTCCCCTTAGAAGAGCGTTACGCTTTCTTTATGACACAACCCCTCCAAGCAGAATATCCCATTCCAGAAGGCGCATATTGGATTAGGAATGTAAAGTGGGATCCTGCTACCACAAGAATTGATGATATCTTTAGTGCTGAGTCCTTCCTCTTTTCGCACAGTGCGTCTTCTTTTCTATTATCTAATAAAGGCCCCAAAAATGCAGATGAGCTTTTAGCTGATAAAAAATTAAAGCTTGTAACTCCATTTGGTCTTCGGAAGCCGCTTGTTAGATGGAATGAACGTAAGCAACCAGCAGTAACAATTAAAACAATTAATGATGAACTGACATGCACAATCAATCATCCTATAATGTGCAATGGTGACTATATTCCAGCAGGAACATGTAAAGTTGGTGATGTTTTGTCAGATAAAGATTCAGCCGACATAACAATAACTGAAGTTGTCAAACATGAAATTGACGGAAGTTGGAGTATACAAACCAATGTCGGTTGTTATTATGTAAGTACTAATTGCAATCAGTTTTATCTAGTCCATTAGTTGTCCGTAGTGCAATTCCATGATGTTTTAGTTTCTTGCCAATTAAGCTACCAGATTTTCCAATCGATTTGCCAATTATACGAGTGCTTAATCTTTTGGTGACATAATGGTTGTATAACCAATCATAAGTGTCCCATTCATGCTTTACTCTTGATATAAATTTCTTCTGTTGTAGTTCTTCGATTGGCCAAATTTTTTTCGTGGCATGGAATATTTGATTATATCGCCTGCTGGTTTTCCATCTGACTGTATAGCTATTTCGTTCTAAGAAATTAGTTATTGTCTGGCCTTTGACACCTTTCAATTTTGCTATTTCTTTTAATGATAGGTCTTGTTTGATTAATGATAAAATATCATTAATGTCAAAATTTTTCCGATTGGCTGGAGTTATTGTTTTTTGAGCGGTTTCTTTTGAAACTGACAAAATTTCAATTTTATGAATGTAATAAACACCATATTTTGTTCTTGATTTTACTGCCCAATCCTGATTTGACGGTTTGTAAATTTTTTCAGTTGTGTAAAAATTAAAATTTTTACAATTTTTAAATGGAGTATTCAAGAACTGAACATGTTCACTTCTATATCCAGATTTGAGTTTTGAATAACTATCTGCAATTTCAACATTTGTTGACCAACGCCACCCAGTTACACAATTTTTGGCATATAGGTATTTATCTAATGGTAATTGTTGGTCTATTGGTTTAACCTCAATGAATTCTACTTTGTTATTTCGTGTGATTGTAAAATCACAAAAGTATCTTCGTTGTTTTCCGGTAAATCCATCAAAATATGTTATTGGCATTGTTTCATAATCCCATGATGATACTGTATCATCTGCATCTAAAAGCATTGCAAAACCACATTCTAAGAAAGATCTGAAGCCAATTAATTTATTTGGCTTAAGAGCAAAATAATTAATGGTACGGCCTCTAGTTGATCGTACTTTGTTTTTTGAGAGCGTAGAAAACAATTTTGCTGGTCTAATTGGTATTTTGTATTGTTTTAAACGTTTGCGGACAGCTGTAATTGAACATCCAATTTTGGAGGCTACTTTATCAATAGGCAAAATTGAGTATTGTTCTCGTAGCCATTTTTCATCTGCTAATTGTGGAAATTTTTGTTCAAATTTTGATATCCTCGCGGCTAATGATTTGTCTTTCCAAGTTTTTAATGGTATATTATTTGTTTTCAGTAATTGAACTAATGTTCGACGGTCAGCGTGATATTTCTTGGCAATCTCTGTTAATGATAATGTTTTGTATTCTTCTAATAACCAATTAATGTCTTCAGCTATTGGTTTTTTAGGGTTTGGTTTGTGTGATGCTTGTACTAATTTGAATGATTCTTCTTTTGATAAGATCTTAACACCGTGTCGCCGCGCCCATTTATAAATAATAGCATTGCTGATATCACATTCTTTTGCAATATCTGTAATCTTTTTCCCGCTGTTGATCTGAGCAAGAAACCAATCTTTATTTCTATAATTCATATTTCAAAGATATTATATGTTATATTTATTTCCATTTAAATACGTAAAATCATTTGCTGATCTATCTACGGGTGAGGTTTTTATTAATCAATCAGAAAATAGTTTATCTGATATTATAAAACACGAACAAGCACATTTAATTTCTAAAGATAAGGATCATGCAGAATCTTGGAAATATGTTGCGAAAGAATTTGGGCTTGATGAAGAACCAAGTGAACTATTGAAACTTGGTCGTGAGAAATTTGGAATTCCACAATATATTGCTGGTAATATTGGAAATATTTCAGGAATACAGAATTTATTAACTGATTACTGGTTACTACAGGCATATCGCAAGTTCAGTCAGAGATTGTTGGGTAATGAGGGTCAATGGGAATTTAAAGTTGAAGCTAATACAATTCGTTTATTCCCAGTTCCTAAGGGATCATTTCCAGTTGTGGTTGAATATTTACCATCAGTTACTGAATTTAAATCCCCTCAAGCTAGAGAGATAACTTATAGGTCGTTCCTCTCAAGGATGAAGGAAGCATTGGGGCATGCTCGGCGTAAGTTTGGTGGTATTCCAGGACCAGACGGGTCAACTATCACTTTTGATGGGGATGCATTAGTAACTGAGGGGCGTGAAGAATATGAGAAAGCACAACAGGACGCAATCTTGTTATCTGAACCTTTAGGTCCATATCTATTCTAATACAAGTATAATTTGTGTAAATAAATCAATCGTAAATATTATATGCAGCGAATTGCTGATATAGATAAGTCAATTATAGATTCTATTATTTCTTCCTATAAATCTGGTATTGCAACTTTTGATATAGTTAAAAAGTATGGTGTTAGTCAATGGAATGTAGTAGTCATATTGAAAAAGGCTGGATTAAAATTGATTAATACAAGATATAGATCGGGTTATAAACCACATAATAAATTGCCGATTAGTGATGATGAAATTAAACTATTACATTCTCAAGGATTATCCAATACTGATATAGCTACTAAATTAAATTGTGAATGGCATGTGATTATACAACGAATTAGAAGTATGGGTTTAGCATCAAATCGATTTCATTTTAATGAAGCAACTAATTTGAAATGTCAAATTGGTGAATTGGCGTATAATAATTTATCAAATAAAGAATGGTTGTATGATCAATATGTTGTTCAAAATAAGACTACTAGGGTTATAGCAAAGAATTTAAATTGTGGTAAGAAAACAGTTACTACTTTCTTAAGAAAACATAATATTCCTGTTAAAAGAATTCATAGGGGAGTTTTTAAATCCAAGAATCACAAATGTAAACCGTTCTGGTATGATTCATATTGGGAATATATGATAGCTGACCGGTTAGATAATGATTCTATGGTATTGAAATTTATTAAAGACCCATTTCCGATTGATTATGTGGCTGATAAGTTGCGTGAATATTATCCTGATTTTCTAGTCATGTTATCTGATAATGATAATTATTTACTTGAAATAAAACCTGATGGGTTATTATCATATGTAGAAAATAAAACCAAATCAGCTATGAAGTTTAAAAATTATGTTGTCATGAATGTGGATGACAAATTTCCATGGGTTGAATAACATAATTTCAAGATTCATATCTATTTTAACTAAATTAAAATATAGTTAAAAATATTTAACATAATTTCCTCATAGATTAATATTTATGCCTACAACAGTATATAAAATATATGAATAAAATTAATGCGAAGTGTGTACAATGTGGTATTGAAAATTCTATTTTATTGCGGTCTTATAAATTATCAATAAAGATTAATGGTATGTATTATTGTTTAAATTGTAAAATGCATCAAAGTTCGCAGAAAATCTCAACGGCGTCTAAAAAGGCATGGCAGAATCCTGAACGTCGAGAACAAATGCGTAAGATAACTGCTGAACGACATCGACGTGGTGGAATCGATTTGACGAATTTCAAAGCCACTAATTCTGATCCAAATAAACATAACAAGATTGCTGATACAATTTCAAAGATGTGGGAAGCTGGTCATTATAAAAATGCTCATTGGGGAGCATCTGACCCTAAGAAAATTGCAGAAGGTGTAAGTCGTTCAATGACTCCTGAACGACGTAAGAAATATTCAGAACAAGCTAAAAATCTATGGAAAGATGAAGCATGGCGAGCACGTCATGCTTTGGCGCAAGCAGAAGCGGTTAATAAACCAGAAATCAAAAAGAAATTATCTGAGGCCGCTAAGAAACGCTGGCAGAATCCTGAATACCGAGCCAAAATCAGTGCGTCGCTTGCTAATCGAGATGATTCTGTTCTAGAGCGAATTGTTAATAAGATTTTACGTGATTTAAAATATAATCCATATAAATTAACTCATGGCGGGTGGACATTTGATGTTGCAGTTGAGATTCCAGGGCGAAAGGGAATCTTGTTAGAAATTCAAGGTGAATTTGTTCATGATCTTCCGGGTGTTAAAAATCGTGATAAGTTAAAATATAACTATTACTTAGAGCATCTGTCTAATCTATATGATTTGCATTATTTAAATGAACATGATTTTTATGCATTAGGTAAAATTCGCCAGAAACTTGGGCGGCTTTTCAATATTGTACGAAATGTTAATGATTTTAATCTGACTTCTGTAGTTGTGTCGCGCGATCAAGAGGCATTTAAATTTCTATCAGCGTATCATTATCTTGATACTAAAAGAGGTGGTATTCCAATTGTTGCAAAAATTAATGATACGATTATTGCAGCATGTGTATTTTCCCCTCCTATTAGACTTGAATCAGCTAAACGTCTTAAAATCGCCCACAAAGAATTAGTTGAATTATCACGATTTTGTATTGATCCATCATATCAGATTCATAATCTTGGTAGTTGGTTTATTTCGCGTGCTATCAGCCTATTAAAATCAATGTTGCCAAATGTTAAAATGATTATTACATGGGCTGATTCAACCATGGATCATACTGGTACGTTATATAAAGCATCTGGCTTCATAGAAGATGGGTTTGCTCCACCAACATACTGGTATATTGACCAATCAGAATGTTGGTTACATAAGAAATCTGTTTGGAATCAGGCAAGTAGAAATAAGATGACTGAGAAGCAGTATGCTGAAAAACATCATTTAATTAAGATATCTGGACAAAAATTGCTTCGATTTATTTATCGGATAAAATAATTTTTAACCTTGACAACGGTTAATACAAACATTGTGATCCAAATATAGTATATGATTGGAAGTGATGTATCAATTGCTAATAAATTGGAAGTTAAATTGGGTAATATTATTCTTGTTCCAGGATGTGAACCTATAAGTGATTTTACTTCAACTTCATTAGCAGTTAATATTGATTGTAATTCATCATTTGTTACTTTACGAGATGCATTAGAAGCAATTCCAGGATCTACAATAGTTCGTCAAACCAATCCATCTAGATTATTTTTCGTATTGCCAATTGGCCCTCCTGTAAAACCAGGATGTCAATCATGCCAATCAATTGATGATTATTATCAAATATTAAGAGACATAACTCCTACTAAATCACAAACATCAACAGCGGGAGCTTGCGATACTTTCGATTATGGAGTTTGTTAATGATTAATGAATTTATACAAGTATTGCGATCGGTTCTAATGGAAGCTTTACAAGAGCAAGTTATAGTAGTTATGACAGTTTCACCTGGTGGAAATCCAAAATATGAATCACTTTTAAGAATTTATGGTTTGGATAAGGCAACGTATAGTGGGGGCGGGACTGGTGGTTTTGGTGGTGAAGACGATGAAGATCTTGGTGCTTGGAAAATTTTAAATTTACCAACTGAAACTGAAACTGGCATGAGGAATCCTCCAGCATGGGTTCTATTCATGGATTGGTTATGGAAAGCATTGAAAAGTAAAGATTTAGAACCTGCACCATATTTAGGTTTTGGAGATATCTCTAAACCATATTCAGAACTTCCTATTCATGGTAGGCGAGTTAGAAAATATGGGGAAATGGCAAAAGGTTCCTATCAATGGTGGGATATTAGACCAATGATGAAACGTGGGTCTGGTGGTAATGTATTATCGTGGCAGCAACCTGGTAAAGAAGCTAAAAGTGAAAAAATTTCGATAGGACAAGCTGGTATTAAAAAAGATGTCACTGTAACAATCACGTCATTAGGTATTGCACAAGATGAGATTGATGATGGATTTAGAAAACTTTTAAAATCAGTTAATAATCCTGGCTGGTTTAAAATTAAGGAAGAAGAAGGTCGTTGGTTTGTTGTTGTACAAATGGAAGCTGAAGAACCAGAAGGATGGCAAGAAAGATTGAAAACTGTGACAGCTTTTAAGCGTGAAAATCGTGAAAAGTGGAATGAAGCTTTGAAAGCGGTTGCAGGAGGTAGAATTTATCCTCAACAATTGCATTATATAGTTGCTAGATATTTAATTGCATACCATGGATTTTCCACACCATTCAATGTAGATCTACTTGAACAATCAGAACTTGATAAAGCTTTAAATATTGTAAAATCATTAACTTTAGAAGAATTGACTAAATTTGCTAGTGATAAGAATATTAAATTACCACCAATTGGTGCTACTAAACAGACTGGAGCTGCTTCAATAGTTGATTACAAATGGGATAGTGTAATTTCTAGATTGGCAGAGGAAGGGAATGTTGAAGAACCAGTTGTTCAAGTAGCTTTGAGTGATTATCTTGCAGCTAATGGATTTAATGATCCATTTGATTTTGATTTATTATCTCCAACTAATAAAATTCGTGCTATTCGTATAGCTGATAAATTAAGATATTCTGATATTAGTTCATTTGTTGAATCAGTGCAAAGATTATTAAAATCATTAAAAGAATAATTTTAGATAGTTTAATGAATTCTTTGTGCAAAATATTTAGTTAAAATATAATTTGTGACTATCTACAATTTTGATATAAAGGAGAAATTTACTACAATAGATTCTGTTCCAGACTTTCGAAGTGATGTAGAAAAGCAATTTTCTCCTCTGTCGACTTATAATCATGATAAACCTGATATCGCTTATGCTGAACGTCTTGCTGAAGAACTTATTAACATATCTGGAGCTTGGATTACATTATTTCTAAAAGAGCCTAAACAAGGCGCAGTTACAGAAATATGGGATGAAGATGCAGACCCATTATATCGTGCTGGTAAGAAAATTAAAGCATATTTTAAACCAGAACCAGTGATGACAGAATTGACTAGATGGGGTATCGATGTTCCAATTCGTATTACTGTAGTGTTTTCACGTGCTATGTTGATGGCAGATCGTAGTATTGGAGAACGATTGTTATTACCTGGTGATGCTATTGAAGCTCCATATAATCTACCTACGATATTTGATACTGGACCATTGAGATTTAGAATATTGAATTCAAAACAAGATGGTTTCTTTCAATATAGATGGCTTTATGTTAATACAATATGTGAATTACTTACTGGCGATGAAGCATTAAAGGTGCGCGTGAAATGAGAATTCCAGTTAAAAATTTGAAACATCTCATTAATGAGATGACTAAAGATATAGCCAAGATAGGTGCTAAAGTTTTAGATGGCTTAGGAACTCATATAAATGAGACTGTTGTTGATGATTATCGAACTCGTGTGCAAGCTAATTATTATCCATTAAGAAATCCAATTACTAAGGATGTTATTGATAGTATACCACCTATAGAAATTTCAAAATCAATTTTGATGATGTCAATGGCGGATAGAGTAATTAATTATATTCAACCTGGCACTGAAGTTGAAAAATCTGCAAGATTACAAGAACTTTTTGGTGGTAAAACTTGGCAGATGATACGTACCAATATGCAAAATTTTGAATATGTTAATAGAATATTAACTAATTTAGGTATGGGCAGTATAACAGCAAAGGTTAAGGTGTAATTTGGGTATTTATGAGTTTACTGGATCACCGAAAGCGCCAGATGGCATAGCACCACAGCGTGATCCTATTATACCACCTAATCTTCCTAACCATCAAGATCTGGTAAAACAAGATGAGTTGATTAATAATGATCTAAATTTAAATCAACCTGAAGATGTTAGATCATTTGTAGTTCGTGGTTTTTATTCTATGGACAATGGGTTGTTACAATATTTTAGTGATATCCAAGTTCCAACTCAAGATTCTGTCAGGCCACTTGAAGTACGTGTTGCAGGTGGAGATAAAACTTTCTTAGTTTGGCAACAAGATGTTAGATCCGGACGTATTAAATTACCGGTGATGTCGATTAATAGAACTGGTTGGAGATTTAATGTTGAAAAATTTAGCCCACCACACATAAATATGACGAGACGATTTGCACATAATGATGGTTCTCGAATTGTGTTAACTTATAGACCATGGCCTGCGTTAATAGATTATACGTTATCAATGTGGACTGAGCGTAAACGTGATATGGAATTTATCATGCATCAAATATTGATTAGATTTCATCCTTTGGCAGAATTTATTGTAGATGATGAATCTGGAATGCGTGGAAGTGTTCAATTAAGATTTGGTGATGCTATTGATAATAGTGATGTAGATATAGGTGCAGAAGAATTAGCCAAAGTTAGATATGATATAAATGTAACAATGGAAGGATGGTTACCATTACCAGAAAAAATACTTCCAACGGTATTAGGGAAAGTTGTAACATTACATGAAAATAGTGGAAAATTTTTAGAAGTTGTTGATCCGAGCAGAAATATAATAGTAAATGAATTTAATAAACCACCATTATTATGAGGATACTATGAGTAAGAAAGTTAAGAGTAAAGAGAGCTTCGTGACATTATACAATCGCACTAAGAATCAGCCGGTTTCTATTCAACTACGTGCGCCAGCTGGCGTTGATTTTTATCTTGGCGAGCAAACGGTTGTATTACATTGTGGTAAGATGGCTAAGTTTCCTGTTTCGCGTTTATATAAGGAACAGATCACTAATCATCAAAAAGCTGGTAGAATAACATTATTATCTGGTAATATGGAATAATTTATAATCAAAGATATTCTGAGTTTTTATTACTTAGTATACAAAGTAAATTTTGGAGATTGATATGGCGGTCTTCCTAAGCCCAGGAGTCTACCCTCGCGAAATAGATTTATCTGCAATACCAACTGCAGTTGGTCCATTACGTCCTGTATTTATTGGAACTGCCAAAAAGGGGCCAATGAATACACCAACTTTTATATCTAATGCTCAGCAATTCATTGATAAATTTGGTGAACCGATAACAGAATCACCTTTAGGATTTGCTGTGCTTAATTATATGGAGGAAGGTAATCAGGCTTATATTTTACGTGTCGGTGTTGAAGCTGAAGAAGGCCAAGATGAAGAGTTGGCCGCTATAGCAATTGATACAAGTGGTACTAATGTTGAAGGATGGGGCCGCATTCCAGTTTTTACTGGAATTGATTTTGGACGTTTAAAACTTCGCGAACCATCTGTTGATGCCCCATTTGTATTTCATGATGATGCAGTTGAGAATGTCGATTTTAATGATATTGATGTAAGTACTACTGACGGCCCAACTGTTGCAACATTAGATTTCTCTGGCGTAGGATTAAGTGATATTTATTTAGATGCTATTGATGATAGTTTTACTGTATTAATAACTGAGGGCCCATCAGTAACTGTTGATTCAACAATTGATGGGGCTAAGTTTCAAGTAATTCGTAATAGTGATGGTGCAATTACAAATTCTGGTACAATAGTTGAAAGTGGCACAGCTGGAAGATCTGAACCAATTCCAGTTGGGGCTGGTGATGATGATAACGGTTTGATTTTTGCAATAGTTGTGACTGGTTCTAGTCCACTAGAGGCTAATGATACTTTCACATTTACTGTTCGTCCAGATAATCGTTCGTTCTCGGTATCAGTTGAAGGGGATGCAGCTACAGTTTTCTCTTTTGCGGCTGCAACCTACGTTGATACTGACACATTTGTTGATGATTTTAATACTTTAGTTGGTGCAGGTGAAGATTATGCTGCACAGAATGTAGATGGTAAACCACAAATCGTTACAGATACAGCTGGTGATAGAATTCAGCTTATGACAACTGAAGCTTGGGCTTTGGAAGTAGGATTATCTCAATTCTCATTTGATATTCCTCGCAGTTATCTATTGAGTAATGATACTGGTCCGTTTAATATAACGACTGTAAACAATAGAGTTAAGATATTATCAATTGAAGGCAGCAATACAGTTGAATTAGAATTCTCAGTGGCTACTGGATTAAATCTTGATGCTGCAGAAGTTGCTGATTCTGTAAATTTAGGTGGAGTTAAGGCCGGGCAACGCTATTTTGATGCATTTGCATTGCAAATCTCTGAAGATGAATTTAGAGTTGCTATAGTAGCATCTGATGAAGTTGTTATGTCCACACTTAAGATGCTTGCTAACTTCTCTAATATAAAAACATTGAAATTTGCAGAAGAATTAGATATACCATTCCCTTATACTCGTAATTTCCGTGGTTTTTCTGATCCACGTGTTGAACTTCCAGCATCGGGGGAAATTACTCCAGCAGTACCTCTAAGTTGTGAAGTTGATTCTTCTAGCGATGAATGTGCGGCTGATTCGGCTTATTACGAGAATATAGTTGGATTTATAGTTGTAAAATCTCCTGGTACATGGGTCGAGGATCTTAGAGTAACATTAGAATTATTTAATAATCAGGGAGATCGCTATTCACTTCGTATATTCGATAATGGCGTGGAAGTTAATCGTACTGATGATTTGAGTTTTGATTCATCAGAAGATCGTTATATTGCCAATGTACTTAATAATGGAAGTACATTAGGTGGTGTTAATGGTAATGAATTTGTACAATGGGAAGCTCGTCCAGATTTCTTAAGTGATGATGTTAGAAATCCTACAGCTTTTAATAATAGAGAATTTACTGGGCAGGCTAATGGTATACCTACTGATGCTGTTTTTAGCTCTGAGCTAGATAAAGCAGTAATTGGTAATCCAGCAGTGTCATCTGGAATTTTTGCTTTCCAGAACCCAGAAGTTTTTGATGTCAATCTATTAGTGATTCCTGGTAATAGTTCTGGTGCAGTTATTGGACAAGGACTGCAGCTATGTGAAGGCCGTGGTGATATGCTTTACATAGTTGATCCTCCGTTTGGTCTTCGTCCACAGCAAGCTGTTGATTGGCATAATGGAATGTTGTTAAGTGATTTGTCAGCTGCTATTAATTCTAGTTATGGTGCGTTATATTGGCCATGGATTAAGATATTTAATCAATTTGATGGAAGTGAAATTTTCGTACCTCCATCAGGTTTCGTAGCTGGAGTTTTCTCTCGTACAGCTCGTGAACGTGAGCAATGGTTTGCACCGGCTGGATTGCAGCGTGGTCATTTAATTACTGCCCTTGACGTTGAATATTCAGCAACTCAAGGTGAAAGAGATTTGTTATATGGAAGTGGTAATGCTGTTAACCCAATCGTTAAATTCCCACAGGATGGTATAACAGTCTTTGGTCAACGGACTTTACAACGTCGTGCCACAGCATTGGATAGAGTTAACGTCAGAATGTTGTTAATATTCCTTAAGAAGAATTTAGTAAGATTACTTAGGTTCTTCTTATTCGAACCCATTGATAGATTACTATTTGCAGAAGTGAGGAGTGCCATAACACCGTTCTTAGAAGATGTAATGGCCAGACGTGGACTACAAGCGTTTAAGGTGATTTGTGATGAAACAAACAATACTCCTGAACGTATAGATCGTAATGAACTTCATGTCGCAGTATTAATCAAACCAACACGTGCTGCAGAATTTATAGTTCTGAATCTAGTAATTCTGCGCAGTGACGCTAGTTTTGCGGCTGAAGAAGTTCTTGCTGCAGCTGGAGTCGTTGGAGCAGGTAACGCAGTAGTATAATTAAGATTGGCCCATACAATTATATGGGCTTAATTCATATGTATTTAACTGTTATGAATTATGAATTATATTGGACTAATCTTAAAGCCACAGAACATGCCAATGTAATTTGTAAGATGTGTAACATGACTTTCAATAAGAAAGTTAATTCCATACGTGTCAATATCAGAAATAATGGTTTTTATAGATGCCAGAGATGCCAAGTTGCAACCAATAAAGATTTAGTGGCATCTAAACTTCGTAAAGAAAATTCTGTTAGATCTATAACAAATGCGATATGCACTAGGTGTAATAATAAAATTTTGATAACTAATAGAAATTATAGCAAGAATATAGAGCGTAATAAAGAATTTGTTTGTAAAACTTGTCATTGATTTATGGATTTCAAAAAATTAGCTAAAGAAGCTCATAAGAAACACACATCTGAAGGTCTTCGTAAGTTTTATAGTAACTATGAAAATAGGAAGACAAAATCTGATCAGTCTAAGAAATTATGGCAGGATTATGATTATGTTAATAAAATTAAACAAAGTTGGGATGATAATAAACGTGCTAAGGCATCTACAGATGGCAAGCGAGCTTGGACTGATGCTTATCGCCAAAAGATGAGAGAGTTATGGCAGAATCCTATATATAGGAATAAAATGTCCATATCAAGAAAGTGGGACATGGCGATGTATGAGGCATCTAGACATTTGTGGGCTGATTCAGAATTTAGAAGTAGCATGGAATTGATATGGCATAATAAATCATATAAAACGCTATTAAGTGATCGATCTAAAAAGTTTTGGATAGAAAATCGTCAAAAAATGCTTGAATTATTCCATAGCGATAAATATTTAGATGCGTTTATGTCGGCTGTGACTTCGCAGGAGTATAGACAGAAAATTTCAAGAGCTGTTAAAAAGAATTGGGAGAATCAAGAGTTTGCGAAGAGGATGATTGAATTACGCAATAAGCCAGAATTACGTCAGAAGATGGCAATTGCTCGTCTTAATCAGCCTCGTGTCTCCTCTATTCAAACTATCCTCTATTCTATTCTTGATGATTTAGGTATTAAATATTATAGAGAGTATCTTGATAGACCATCAGACTTAGAATGTGCTATTGGGCCATATGTTTTTGATTGTGTTATTCCAAGAGAAGGTAAACCGACTTTATTGATAGAATGTCAAGGTGATTACTGGCATTCAATTGATAAAAAGATTAAACAAGATCAATCTAAGGCGACATATATTAATAATAATTTATCAAATCAGTACGAGCTTAAATGTATCTGGGAACATGAATTTCAATGCAAGGATAGGGTTGTAGAATTAATTAAGTATTGGATGGGAATAGCAAAATTAGAACTTATAGATTTTGATTTTAATAATGTTAAAATTAAGGAATGCCCTGCGTCAGATTATAGATTACTTTTATCTAAATACCATTACTTAGCTAATGCATGTAGAGGTGGTATAACATACGGGGCTTATTTGGATAATGAATTGATTGCAGTTTGTGGATTTTCACCATTAATTAGACAGAATATACCAGAAGACAGTAAAACTACTAGAGAACTTTCTCGTCTTTGTATCCATCCTAGATATCAGAAGAGAAATTTTGCATCATGGTTTGTTAGTAGATGTATAAAATTACTTCCAAACCAATATACAACAATTATCTCTTACACAGAT